AGGGAGGTACTCAGCAACCGAATCTAAAATTTCTTTGCTTTGCGACATTTTAAACCTCTATGTAGGTATGTAGGGTAGTTGCGTATTTTTAATACAGATTATTTTTTCTTACCCTTTTTACCGCCAGGAGTTACCTTACCACTGCAAACAGCAGAGGCGTACATGTTAGCATAAGCCGAAGGGTAAACATCGAACTTACGCTTCGCAGCAGCTTTGCCCTTCGGACATAACTTACCTTCAATTATTTGACCAAGCCTTTCAAAGGCTTCTCTTTTCTTGTTAGCTTTCTTAAATGTAGAAACCATGGTAGGTTTACCTCCTGGATTACCTGCTGCTCTCTTACGTTTGACAGCAGACTTTCTCTGACTCTTGCTCATGCGAGCAGCTTTCGCAGCGGGCACACACTTAGGATACCCCTTGCGTTTCTCACCTTTCGAACGACCACAGGGTTTGAAACCGCCACCCTTTTTAGGAGCGCCGATATCAACCCAGCGTTGCTGAACCCACTTACGTAGATCTTCAACCAACATTGTGCGAAGACTCTCACTGACAGATTCATACTGATTCCTAAAAAATCTTTTAGTCTCAGCATCGAGTTTTTTATCGGCTCGATGTTTATTTTTATTAGCTTGTATTCTCTGACGGATAGCATCAGAGAAAACATAGTCAGCGGACTTCTCAATGTCCTTGTAGCCTTTGGGATTTAATTTTTTCATCCCTCCCTTCTTCGCATCAATTAAAGCCTCAGCCGCCAAGGCAGCAGCCTTAGCTGCGTGCCCTGCACGTTTATTCCTTAACCTCGCTGCATTCATTGCAGTCCCGGCAGAGATTTCCTCTACCTTATCTTTGGGCACAAACGACATTACCTTCTTAGACTGAGCAGCATGAAGCTTCGCAGACTTTGCCAATTGTTTGGCAATAGTCTTTAAACCTTTTTTTGATTTGCTGTCAGTCTTGTCAGTCATTTCTTAGTAGCTTCAGATTTCTTCTTATCGTGTCCGTTTCCGTTGCCATTAGCATCGGACGCATCAGCAGCACCTTCAGACACGATAGATCGTAAGTTTTGCATCAAAGCTGTGCTAACGAGCGTAAGCAGAGCAGAAGCAACGGATACCTGTTCATCAGGGATAGCACCAGTGCCAAGCATGACAATGAAACCACCTACAAGTAAAACAAGAAGAGCAGGAGTTGTAAGAGCGATGTTAGTACGAGCTTTTTCACTTGCACTCTGAGACAGTTTCAGCTTAGTTAATTCAAGCTGGATCTGGTCTTTCTTGATCGCACGTTCAGCAGCCTTCTCTTCTCTTTCACGAGCTACCACGGCTTTATATTTTTCACGAGCGGCCTTAGCCTCTTCTCGTTTCATTTTAATTGCCGATTTTTCGTCTTTCACGATGATTGTCTGTTTGCTGTTGCTTATATCTTCATAGTCTTCATGTTGTGGCATGGTTCATTCCTTGGGTTTAATTATTTCTTTTTAGGCTTGGATTGATCTCGACCAGCACCACCGGCAGCGATGCGTCGTCTTTCATTATCAGCTATGACTTGCTGAAGTCTCGCCTGCCTTTCTTGATCTCGTTGGACGTATGATTTCTTGGCTCTTTTGAAAGCCTCTGGGTCATTCTTGATTTTACCCTCAACGACTTGTTTGGCGAAACGTGAGTCGGTAACTTCTTTACCCTTCTTAAGCGCACGACTAATTTTTCTATGTGACCCTACCCTACGAGCCGTTTCAGCACCTTCCTGGCGGGCACGCTTTTGTTCTTCGGGTGTACCCTTACTCATTTTTCTCAATCTCGTTGCCTCATTGTAGTGGTTACCCCAGCAAATCTTTTTCAAGCCCTCAATGACAGCTTCATTAGCAGAGCCAAACTTCTTACGTAACTTTGCTCGACCTTTGCCAACGACATTGCCGGTTTGCTCTTTTCCACCGCTCTTGCGGTAGGTTTCATACGACCCGGCTCTTTCAGCAGGCGTGAAGGTTTTCTCCTTGGCTAATGCCCCAGCACCGAGTTTCGCTAACGCACTCCTCATCCTCGCTTTGTTCTTTTGTTTGACCTCGCCCTCATAAACTTTCTTCGGTTTCGGTTTCGGTTTCTTAGTGCCCGCAGGCCTTTGACCAGCTAAAAGCTTTAAGTATAAAGGATCGTTATCCTCACCTTCTTCAACTTTCTTGCCCTTCTTCTTGCCCTTGATGACACCCCTACCAATAAGAATGTCTTTCTTAGTGACTTTGCCGTCACCACTTAGATCAGGGAATGTTTTCTCACCCATGCTTTTCTTCTCACCCCTAAGCATCTCGAAGTCTTCCGCATCGATCTTGTTGTTCTTATTCTTATCAAGCTTCTTTTGCTTGCCCTTTAAGGCCTCACTAATTTTACTCTCAAGCATGGTGAGTAGAACTCGATCTTTCTTGTGCTTAGAAACGATGGCTTGAGCACGCTCACTATTTTCACGCATCGACTCCGAAAGCTCAGGGAAAGCGCCTCTTGTCGAAGGATCTGATACAAGATCAAACGTAATAAGTTTAAAATCTTCGTTGACGATCTTACCTTTGATGCCTTCCGTAACACTGCCAACACCACGGCTGGAGATGCCAATCTTTACACCGTCATTAATAAGAGCTTCAACGATTTTACCGTTAGGGGTCGAAAGAATCTCACACTCACCAATCACGGAGCCGTCCTTACCAACACTCAGCCCAGTGATAAGGTGGGACGCTTGTGAAAGGTGAATGGCATCGTTAGCTGGGTGGTCGAGAGCACCAACTAAAGAACGATCACCAATCTTCTCCTGAATAGCTTGAACTTGAGCCTCCAGAATCTTACGAGGGTAGATTCTACCATTGTTGTTCTGCTCGTCGCACTGTTGGAATTTACCTCTCAGGCGAAGGCGAGTGTTACCCTCTTTGCCTTCATTGATAACTTCTACCTTTTCTAAAACATTGCACTCGACGAGTAACATAATAAATCCTACTTTTGTTTACGTGACCAGTACTTTTTGCTCTTAAACTTACTGGACTTTTGCTTACCATGCCTTACCAGGGTTCTGACGGCATATTTTTTTACATCTGAAAACTTAGAGGGGATAGTGCCAGGGGAAAATCCCTTAGCGACGCGACCCCCCACTTCTTGCTCATCATCCTTACCCCACTTTCGTTTAGTGATCACATAAAGACGATTTGAATTTTTAGTGGAGAATATTTGACCGACGTAACCTTTTTTTAAGGCATTTGTAATGGAATCATAAACTTTAACACGGGACTTAGACGCTTTCGTCTTAGACCCGCTCTTCCTCATCTTAGCTCTACCTTCAGCAGAGCCACGAGCCTTAGCGGCTCTTGCTTCTTTTATTACGTTTACGAGATCCATGTTTCTTCGCAGGAGCTAAATTTACGCCAATCATGCCAGGGGTTGTCATTTCTTCCATGACCTCCTTGGCTTCCCTAAGTAAGGACTTTAAATTCTCAACCAAAGATTCGAGTCTTTCCTTAAGGACTGTCGCCTCAGTAATAGGCTCAAAGTCTGGCATGAGTTCTTGTTTTTTATCAGGATCAGAAGACTCGTTTAAAGCACCATTGAACCCGACGATTTGATTAACAAATGCATCTGGAACAACAACCGCCTTAAGGCCGTCATCAACGATTGGATCTGTTTTAGTGACAACCTCCTTCACGGGAGGGGTCTCAGCTAGAATGCCTTCAGTAAGGGCTAAAAGATTTTTAGTGCTAGCACTCATCTTTTAACCTCATTTCTTATCGGCTTTCTTTTTGTCGTCTTCGTCTTCGTCTTCTTCGTCCTCTTCGTCTTCGTCCTCATCTTCAGCTTCGCTGAGATCGTCTTCCGACTCTTCAAGGAACTCGCCATCTTGCTCAAGGGCCTCATTGATGGTGCCCAGGATGAAATCAACACACTCTTGCATCGACTCCTCAGAGATCGGCTCATCTAACTCCGACTCACAGAGCGGGCAGACATGACCTTCTTCACAGGCCTCCTCAACAACTTCGACCTCTTGGGACTCATTCAGATCCTTCGACTCGGCCAGTTGGTTAGCGGCCAAGATTTGGCCAACGAAATCGTCATCAACATTAATGTAACGCATAATAAACTCCTGTATGTATATGTATTTAATTCGTATAAATAATGGCGATAAAATTATAGCCTAGACGTTGTGATGCCTGTTCTATCGCTCTCAGTAATTATCGTCCTAGCATCTTCGTCAATAATCTGTAAATTTGATACACTTTGATTCTGTATATTTTTTAAATTCTCTATATTTTGAACTTTAACCCCTCCGCGTAGCCCATTAGCTATCTCTAAAATTAGATCTTGATCGCTGTCGTAAAATGTCTCGCAAATTCGAGTAACTGGCATTCTACTAAATACGTCATACCAAGTTAGTGTTGTAGAACTATACGTGGACGAGAGATAATCAATGGACTCCCTCAGCAAATAAGCAGTCCCTTGAGCAGAGGGCGGCAACGAACTCAGGCCATACGCACCAGCACTAGCCGAGTAAAAAGTAGAAGTGAAATCGCTTTCATTATACCTGTATCCAATATTCTGAGTGCTTTTACCTTCCCCAATCCCTACACGATCAACCCCATCCTCAGTGTTCAAGAAGTAGAAATTAAACATTGTTGTTTGATCCTCATCAACACTAGTGTCAACAGCGGGTATTACTGATAACGTCCTGGTATGCTGACTGCCGTGACTATCTAAAGTTGAGTTACCATTGAAAGGATTGTATTTACCCCCTGCAACTGGAGTTACTACAAATCCAAAAGGAATATTCCTTACAAACCTAGCGCCTACAGATGATAGACCTTTATTCTCAAAACCTTTTAAATCAAAGTCATTTAGAGACGCTGTGAAGGATGACGTATCAAGTATGTATCGATAAATTGGATCTCGATAATCTATTGATAACATCGGGGTGTTTAAAGCATTATTATTCAAGTGCGTTTGAATATCTGAACTTTCAGTTAATAGTGAATAAGTGGCGCTGTAATTTTCTACTAAGGTATTTTCAGTGTAAGTTCCTGAAACAGAAGAAATATCTATCTTAAAAAACAAAGGCTTTATGGCAGAAGCGCCCGAATCAGATGCCGTAAACTCATGTTGATTTACTTGAGAGGTCGCAGTAATTTTGATTGCTGGGTCAATATCCAACATATTCAAGACTTTCAACCTAACCGATGCCGGGGCATAGAAGGCCTTATCGATTATGCTATTAGCATACACCGGAACTCCTTCGCCGGTTGTATCTTCGGCGCTCACATAGTAACCACCGCCGTCTCCAATATTTAACTTACCAAAAAGATCTCCATTAAGTTTTGTAACATCAAAGCCTACATTCGTGATCTCTATATCTTTCGATTCCCCATCCAAAGAAGTAACAGGGACTTCAAGATTTAAATCTTCATTAAGAGGACGAACTCTGTTTATTTGAAAGTTCCTCCACTCAGTTGGTTTATTAGTCTGATAAGTATTGAGTGTTTTTTGCAAATAACTTATAGCTAGCTTATTCGCTTCCTGCTCACGAGCAGGAGTTTCTAATATATCAAAATTAGTATTTAATTGTGCATTTGCAACTCTTGTGTAGTAGGATGGGTCGAACTCATCAAGAGTGCCTTGTAAAATGTGTTTCCTAACGACTCGTAAGAGGGTAGTCACCCCTATTGGCTCACCCCCAGGGTGCCTGATAAATTCAAAGGCATTAATAAGAGAGGGCTTTAGACTTCTCAAAAGCTTCTCATCTGAGATGTTTTGAAGGGTGACCTCATTCCAAGACGCATTCGTATTGCTTATTCTAAGAATGTCTGATATGTCTTTCTCTATCTTATCTTTAAAAACATCAAGGCGTTTGTTGTTTGACCTTAAATCACTGGTGGCATCAACCTCAGCCTTAAAGAAATTTAAATTAGGATCAAACACAGTCGGCTTTTCAATACCCAGATTAATATTTGCAGCCTCCTCTCTCTTCTCGATGTCATCGACAGATATTCTTGTAGCGTTTGAAGATTCTTGATTTTTAAGTATCTGATTTGCTTGATTTGTAACATTAGTTACAAGAGACGGACTAGTAGGAGGGGTAACCACTTGACCGGGAGATAAGGGGACAGTAGTGGGGGTCGATGTTAATACCGGATTATTATTTGAGGTGGAGGTTATAACAGATGCTGGCACTAAAAAGACTGGATCGCCTAAGGGGGTCACTAACCCAGGCTCTAAACTTGTCGAAGTTATAACAGGGTCAGTTTGTTGAACATCTGAAGTCTGCCCTGGCTCGGGATCTCCTGTGGGTTGAGTAGAGGGAATCTGAGGTACCGTCTGGCAAGGCAAATTTGTAAATGTAGGGGATGTACACCTGCTCTTACACTCCGTGAAAGATCTATAAATGCATTCGGAGTCTGGTACAACCTCGCCATTGGGCAATTTAAGGTTGGGGGTACAGGGAACACACCTAGTAATAACGGTAGTAAGAGTTGCCTCTGAGAAAAGCTTACCCTCATCACCCTGGCAAAATCCAAAAAAAGTAGTTATACACTTAAAGTGAGAATTAGACGGGCCTCCTGTAGTAGGGCCTCCTGGCCTACCTGTTTGGCCGGGTCTTGCGGGTGGTGCTGCTGTTGGACCTGCTGGTCTGCCTGTGGCTCCCGGCCTCGCTGGCCCTGCGGGTGGGGCTGCTGTTGGGCCTGATGGTCGCCCACTGGAGCCGCGACCTGGACGGCCTGCTCCTGGACCTGCTGGTCCCGGCCCACTAGGACGCGGTTTCCTCGGCGGAATTAATGGCGGTAAGAAAGGAGGGTCAGGATCTCTTGTAGGTTCTGGAACAAGGATGGCGGGCGATGTTGTTGGCTGCTGTCCGCCCGCGCCACCCCACTGAGTTCCCGGTTGAGTGCCTCTCCCACAAGGGAATACTGTTGGATTTGGATTTCTAGGCATACTGCCCCTCTATCGAGTGATGAGTGTAGGATCTTTTTGATACATCAATCTGCCATCACCACCGTGAGACGCTTCATTTGCACTTCCTGTAACACCTATGACCTCGTAGCTAACTGACGGGTATAATATGGGTTGAGTTCCTGGGAAAAAATCAGGAGTGGAAAGAGGGCCGTTGGGGCTGCCAAACGCTGGGCCAAGGCCATCGTTGAGGGCATTGTATACTCCTTGAGCATTTATTGTATCCAAGTTTAGTGAAGTAGTAAGACGAGTCGAATCTGGGGTGGTTATAGGACTACCCCCTGCTAAAACTTCCATTGTAGGTTGTACAAATCCAGCAAATATCTCTGGCCTATTTCTGTAAGAAAATTTCCACGGCTGATACCCATTAACACCGGGCGCGGCGGCGGCTTGATTAGTCCCTGCCCAAGCAACACAGATTATAAAGTGATCCTTGAACTTCTGAACAAACACACCTGCGGCATTTCTTTTGCTGTACCCAAGGAAGTCACCAGTGCTATCAACCAAGGGCACACAGTTTAAAAGATTAACATTCACATGGTAATCGGATACCCAAGGTGTGTTTGTGAAATCAAGTTGAATTCTCTTGGTCACATAATTTAATTGAATCTGCCTAGCGTTAAGTTGATTAAGGACAGTCTGACCTAAATTTCGACCAAGCTCACCTAGCAACCCTGCGGCATTTGTCGTGACAATCTGCAATGAAGGACCCTGCTGCTGCGCGTAGTCTCCCATCGAGGAGTCTTCTACGTCAGCCGCAACCATCGCGACGCTGGTGGTCGTTACGTCAGCGACATAAGGGCCTTTTAGCGTAGGCGGTCCCCAGTTATACATCGCGGCTGGTTCATTCCCGAATACAGAGTTAACCTGAGCAGCCGACTTTTCCTCCAAGGGACTTAAGGAAGAATCCCTTGTTTCAGGGTCAACCTTGTAAGGGGGCAGATACTTGCCATGCCCTGGCCCGAAATCAGTGAGCGCCGGATCTCCAATATTAATATAGTCACATATCCCATCGTCAGTAGCACCTGACTTATTATACCATCTAGCCTTGTCCCAGTTAGGTAAGTAACCTATAGAACCAGCCTTATACCCAAAGTTAGACTCAACGGTGTCCGCCAGATTATTGAGAGTGATATTCTCTATGTTGGTATCGTCAACCAGCCTCATGAGAGCACCCTCTGGGCCGTAGAAACCTCCAAGAACTGTGCCAGCCGCAATAATCCTAGTGCCGGGTCCAAAGCCTCCCCCTCCGGCGGCTGACGGTGTTGTTACTGTTGCTGTAGCAATTCTAGAACTAAGATCGTCGTATACTTCTTTTCTAACCTTCTCTAAATGAGCCTCGGTCACAACGGGGTTAGCAATTGAGACTTGAGGAGTTGCGGCTGCGATACCCGCTCTCTCATTATATGCTAATTCTGTGGTTCTGAAGAAGGGACGGATATCGATTATATCATCATCAGTAATCAAATCACTAATAATGCCGGTATCCGATTGAACACGAATGTATGCAATGGGTAGAATTGATTGCCCTATTAATGGGAAAGCAGTAGACTCAAGATTTTCAGATAAAAGAGGGGCCAAGTTCATTAAGTCATCCGGCGACGGGAATGACCCTTGAATTGCGCCCGCCGAAGTCATAAACCCATTCGTCGTTGTATTTACTGTACCTTCGTCACCAGGGTGGGCTAGCATAAGAGGAGTTCCTAACTCATCTTGAAGACTTACCCTATCATCAGCGTTGTTATTATTAACACCAAGTTGCCTACTAATACCTATGCCTGCACCTTTAAGAATACCTAAAGTGGGGACGGTTATTGTTTTAGGAGTATCTCCTCCTTCAAATCTTGAAAGTGTTGTAGACTCTTCATCAACAGCTTTAGAATAGATGAATAACAAATCAATTCTTTGATTTGCCCTTACTGCCTCTGATTCGCCGTCCTCGTTGACCACAAAGAAGTCACTACCATCCTCACCATCAAAGTCGGGAACATCAATAACCAACTCTTCCTTTACATCAACGATAGACGTTCTAATTGCACCTCTCCACCTTTTAATAAATGCGGATTCTAACCTACCTTGCTCACTACCGCTAGGTCTGTCCTCGGTTGAAAAAAGATTCCTAATCAGAGATAAATTTATATTATCGTTGCCTGTGGTATGCTTTAATAGTGAACCTATTACGTTAGGGTAAGTGGGTCTACCATCAGTATCAAAGTCATCATCAAACTGAGCGTAACCTTTACTAACGACATTCAATAGGTCTGGAGCACCTGAAGAACTTTGCCCGTCCTCAGTATCAACAGGCCACACAAAAGCTCGTTCCGCCAAGCCATTCATATTTAAAACTTGACCCTCAAGGCCTGAGGCAAAAGCATTCAAAACAGGCTGCAAGTCTAATTTTCTATTAGTCCCAACTGAATAAGTATTCACAGGGCTAGACTCTGTAGATGATTGAGTGTTAGTAAAGCCAGCGACTTGCTCCACTACTTGGAGAGGGGTTAAGGTGTACGCATTGTTAATTCTTGCTGTATACCTACCAGGATTAACTCTAACCTTACGATCATTGCCAGTTGCAAAGGGCTTCAACTCCGAAAAGTTAGACCTATCAATTTCTATTTCTTTCTTATTATTTTGTTTCGTAATTATACCATCAACCTGATCCTTGAGAAAGTTCTGAGACTCCTCAAGTTGCTTGATCGGGATATTATCAACCTCATAGTAGTAAGGGTCATTCGCCTTAAAATGCCTTACCGGACTGACAAAGCTGAAGGGAGTATTGTAATATCTTATTTCGTTAGCCATTAGTTATCCTTGTTAAGATCAAAATTATTTATAGATGCAATGCCCTTTGAGTATGGATAATTGTTGTATGAATCTCCACCGTTCGAAGTAATATCATAATAGGCTCCCACAACTTTGCCTAACCCAGACTTGCCGACAGTATTATGCTTCGCATTCGCAAAGGTGTTCATTGCAGAATCCTCAAGAACAGCTTTGAGAGTGTCAGGGCTAGCTAGCATCGAGGAGGCATAGTAAAAACCTCCCCCAGAAACAACATTATTATCATTCCTCTGAAGCAATGTTGTATATTGGCCGGTCACAGGCTGCGTTGAGATTGTGCTTGATGCTACTAAATCTCCAGAGAAATTATAACCCTGTGCAAACACCTGCCTAACAAACCCTGGAAGACCTAAAGTTGGTACATCTTGAACTAAAACGTTTGTTGCAGGATCAACCGAGAAGTAGAGTCTGAACGCTCCAAAGTTTTCACCGCTAACAGACTTTCCAAAAGGATTCCCCGTTGAACGACCATAATAATCAAGCAGAGAAAGGCTGCTGGTATCCGGCGTGCCGATCGGAGCACCACTACCTCCATAATCACCCGAAGGTCCAAAGAATCCGGCATCTCTCGGGTGAGTACCGCTAATACTTAAGTAAGAAGCTTTGAGTAATGAGTTGTCTGCTATGTTCCAAATACCGAATCTTGTGCATTTCGGACCCGGCAACGGTGAGGTTCCCTCAAAGTCATACACAACAGCAGAACAATTATCAAAGCCAACCTGAGGGAAGTGAACGTTGTCGGCATGTACAACACTGTTACCTAAAGCACGAACACACATACCCCCCGTTGACACGGTAGATACCTCGGTTGCATGTAAGAAATCAGCCTGCATCGGCGCGGTGCCAGCAGCAAAGTTGTAAGCTTGCGTACCTCGAACTGGCGCGTTACCAGCAGCGGCGTTGGCAGTCGGGAGGAGGGTGGTGTTGCCATTAGGGTAGAATTGCATATACCCTGCACTTGTGTATAAGTTGTAGTCGACGTATTGACCAGCCAACCCTGTTGAAATTGTACCAGATGCGTAAGGGCTTGTTAGCCAACGAGCCCGGTGATCGCCTAAGTTTTTTAATACAATATTAGAATCATTAGCAACCAGACATGCTCTGGTTGAGTGTAATTCCACCATGGTATGGTTGTCAACATCAGTTAAATCGAAGGAGGAAACTAACAGATCCCCATTACAACCCTGGTGTGGGGTAAACTCAATATTTGAATTGTCATCGGCAAGTACGTCAACACCTAACCGATACATTGAGGTTGGCCCTTGAATCTTTACGCTAGAATTGTTTTTAGCGTAAATGCCCGCAACCTTTAGGTTATCCACCCTAGCGGCTGGGCCTACAACCATGTTAGAGAATTTAGAGGATCCGCGCATGGTTAGCGTTGAATTATCGTCTACCTTGGCCAGAAGCCCATACTGAGAGCTTTGTGTTTTAGCTGTTGGCTCCCTGAGCAAGTGAGCGTGAATTAAATCCACATCAGATCCATTGTTAATGGAGATAGCTGGCTTTAGCTTATCTGAAACGTTATTCTCAATCCCAAAGCAACCACTAGTGTAGACCATGCCATAAATGGACGGCATCGCGCTAGTGTAGAGAGGCGCAATAACAGATTTGTCACATAAAATATCTTGCCCATTCTCAATGCCAACTACTTGCGACTGATTACCACCCTCAAATTCCGCTACATCAGAATAGGCGGCATTGGCGTAGAGATCCTTGTTGTATATAAACTTTGAATTACTAAGCTTTAACGCAGTGGATTGATTGTATCTAGAAGTTACAGTGTCAATATTAACTTTGGAGTTGGTGGCATCAAGTCCAAGATAATTACCTTCAAGTAGTAACCTACCGCTATGGGAGAACACACTGTTATCCAACTTCACACCGGCTTCAGTGTTAAGCTCAGAGAATAAGTTGTTACCATCAATGCGCCGCCTCGCAAGTTGGTTAACCCCCGCTATTTGAGTTCTTCCTCCAAAAATATTAGAATTAACAGCGTGGATACCTATATCATTTCTTGAGAAACAATATAAGTTTTCAGCTTCAGGATTAGGCACAAAAGCTGATGCTTCAGTGACTCCTGCCGTGCCAGACCAAGCTGTATACAGGAAGTTGGCCGAAGCATTTAAGTAAGTATCGATATCTTTAAAGTACGTGGAACTTAAGTTTACAGTTGAATTGAGGGCGTAAAGTCCCGCGCCGTATGAGGATTGTGTATCGTAAGCAAGTCTCTTACTTGCAAAAGGCACACCAGTTCTAGTATCGTTCACTACCTCATAGTTCCTGTATGCCACAAGACCTTTTGTTAAAGTTAACTCAGAATCTTCAACGTACAGCCCAGCCTTGTTAGATCTGGAGACAGAACATCTCTCTAAGTGAACTTTGGAGTTTTTAATCTCGATCCCCCTATCAATGCTGTGACGAGCATCGACATTAAAGTTTCTTAAATGGATCGGACCATTACAGTTATTAACTATGATGTATTCTAAGTTATTAAAGTAAGCATTAGCGGCCACAGAGAGATTGTCATTAGTCGCTTCCGTTGTATCTCCCCAGGTTATTTCAGCATTTGATAAAGTATTTAGAGTGCTCACATCGTAGGTCGCCATCTCAGTCCCGTCAGGGGCTCTATCAAAAGCTCTAAGCTTAAACTTAGCAAGATCACCGCCAATGTTTGCGGCTGTAATATCCCAAGGAGATATTGAACTTTCAAGAGCAGCCGTTAACCTACTTGTTTTCGAAGTATCTACTCTGCGAGTAAATATGTAAGGCTTGTTCCTACTAACGTCATAACGCACATCAGGGTAACCTTTGACGCTAGAGGCTACGAATATATCATTACCATCTGAATCTTTTGTGAATAGTTTAGCCCTAAAAATATCGTAATTAAGGATGGGGACAGAACTGCCGGAATCAGCAGTGACCGCACCTGCGGTGACTAAATTACCATTAGGGGCAACCGCATCTGCTAAACCGTAAGCGGGTGTGGCTGCTCCTGTGTCTTGCTCATTCGTATGAAACCCTTTTGCCGACAAATCAAAAGGAGACGCAAACCCGCAATTTCTATTAACGATCTCCAACGCCCCATCAGGTCCGAAAGATTTATTAGATATATTCAGGCCACCTAGGTTTCCAAAGCTCGCAACCTCGATAAGTATGGGGTAATTAATTACTTCAGGAAGAGCATTGACACAAGCACTTAAGGAAGTAAAATATAAGGGATTACAAGACGAGGTGGCATCAGCGGAAACAACAAACGAGAATCCGTTCAAGGAAGATGTCGGGTGTCCTAACTTATCCCAAAGAAACTCTGTTCTTTCATCTAAATCGTGAAGCGGTAAATTATCCTGCTCCCAGTTGTAGAATGAACTGGCATCATATTTAGTAACCTTATCAGTCCAACAGACTAAAAGATTGTTAGATCCACCTGATACGTATACGTCGCTTGGGTTTAACATTTTATCCGAATGATATTGTCCATCTAAACACTAGACCAAAGTCCGATGTTTTTGTAATATTACTAAAATATCTATACGCAGCTAGAACAGATGTTTCAGTAGCACTTGCTTTTGGATTCTTAATAAACAATCCAATTTCATTTAAAGGAGACTCAGAACTCCCTGGTCTTGATAAGTTATTACAAGAATCCTCATCAACAAATATTGTATACCTAACCGTTGTATCATCGACCCTTGTCACCTTGCTGAAAGGTATTTTTGCAAAGAACTCACCAGTTGTGCCAGCAACATTATTTTCCCACCTAAAGCCAGAGGCCACCGCGAGATTGCTATCAGCCGTGCCAACGTACTCAGCCTGTGAGGATAATGGGCCTGATAAGTCGGTTGTGCTGCTTACTTGTAGTTCAGATCCACCACTAACACCTAATTTGAACCTATCTATTTGATAGTCTGCGATATTGTCGGAACCAACTTTCCCGTAGAGGTGAGAGAGTGCCCACCCAAAGCCAGAGACAATGACGTTGTCCTCGTCATATACTAGCTCCTCCTGACCATCAACGACCTTGTGAACCGTTAGGTGGCCTTTAATGCCTAATTGACTTGTCAGTGATTTAATCATTTGAAATCGAAATTTAAAGTGATGTTTGGCCCTCCATAAGTAAACGCAGAGCCAGTATTTTCATTTAGAATTTTTTGGAAACCCGATAAAGTAAGAGCAGTAAAGTCTCTATGAAATAATGGGTCATCCAAGGTTGTAATCTTGGCGACCAACTTATATTTCCTAGTATTATTTAGAGCGTCCCAACTATACGGAGGTAATAAACCGGAGGACAGCATATCGTCTAAGTCCAGACAATAGACGCCAACATGCTTAATACCCCCAAAGGCAGCGACAGTACATGCATCCCCCGCAGAAACGGTGACACTCACCCCTACCTTAGCGGATGAAACAGGGGTAGTAAGCGAAGATACCAATACCGCCCCATCTGTGCTTTCAGTCGCAATTTGAGTTGGGTTTACAACTGCTTTAGGGTTAACCGTTAGGTAACCGTCCTTATCCATGATGGCATTGGTGTTGAAAAAACTCTGTATTTGCCCTGAAAAAACAAATGAACTCGCGTGACCCGTGGAGCTATAGAAGTGGTAGTTTTCTAAGGAAGAAGGGCCAAATCCTCCAACCTTATTCCAAATAGCACTAAGCTGTGAGTCTATCGCGGGGTTAGCGTAATGACCTAAATTAGGGAGTGCGCTGGCATACTGATAATCTAAGAGTTGGGTTGATAGAGTGGACCCCCTCTCCAATCTTGTGTCCAACGGGGATGGGTCATTTGGAACCGATTTATAGGTTTCTAAAAATTGAAGATATGTTGCTGAGGTCACATAAGAGGATGCACCGCCATCTAAGGTAGATCCATAATTAAGCACCAAGAATGTGCCAGAGTCGTAGGAACTAGCTCCAGAAGCTAAGACGCCATCAACGTATTGTGTCGAGGAAACCACATGGGCGTGTTGAGTGAATCCTTCGGCGTCTTTACCTAGGGTTACTGCTTGAAACGTATAATTAGAAGTATCTAGAATAGAGCTAGCAGAAGGTAAATCCCCTAAAGCCGGGTTTACCGTCATAACACTTGTTAATACTTCTCCAAATCCCTTAAGTAACATTAAACATCAAAGCCTACGATATTGACAGCAAGATTTTTAGGAGTGCCCCCTCCATCAGTAGCAAACAGAATTGTTGCTAATTCGTTAACATATCTATAATCGATCCTGGAACCACCTTCAGATTCCATTATAGTCTCAGTTTTATATTTGTCTCGACTAGCGTAGGCCGTAGCCGCGTTCTTACCTGCGATATTGTTAAAGTGTTTGAAAATATCAAATAAATCTGCTTTTGAGAGTTCCATTCTATTTTCAACACAGTCCTTCTTAAACACACACAAAGGATTATTCCTGGTGCCAGTTAAGAATATCTCTGAAAGCTTTTTGAGTGTTTTATCTTGAATGGCTATGGAGTCTACTAGCATGAAACTATCAGGGCTACCTCCAGGCAGTACAAAGACTTCAACTACATAATTCTGATCTAATCGGTGTAGTTGATCGTACTGCCTCTGGTAGTCGTCTGGCAATTTCTGTGAGTGATTCTTAGTATTGAAATTAATAGTAAAGTTATTGAAGTCAGTTGAGGACAGTCCAATAACAGGCGAGGTCCTGTTAGCAGGCGTTTGAGATAAGCAAACTAAATTAGAGTTTGATGAATTTACGGAACCCTTCTGTATGAAAGGGGTCGAGTTGATATGAGAAAATTTAGAAATCATATCTAGCCTCGATATCAATTGATCATGTTGTACCCAGGATCCTTGCTGAGTAAAACTCCACATTTTACCACTTTCAGGTTTGGTGTGAATCCAGACACCTATACCCCTACCTCCCAAGGTCTGGCCTGAGTCCTCACTAACAAGACTACTTAAGGATACCTCGAACTCATGCTCTGGCATTAAGAAGTTATTAGAGATCGGATGGAAGGAATCAGCGGCATATTTCGAAATATCAAATCTAACCCTAGTCGCAGCATTACCGACACCCGAGCGCATAATTAAGAGAGTTCTATCAAAAAGGAACTTGTCTTCGAATGACGCTCTGGTGCTTCCTGGAACGTTTATAACGGAGAATGAACTATCGGCTCCCGCCCCAGAAGCTAAAACTAATTCAACTCCCTCGACGAGTCCTGACACTACCCTCTCAGGAGTGTTGAGATACATGTCAGTATCAGCAGAGGCAGCAAATGATCTTGGACCTGTGAAGAGATCGTCCCCTACAGTCAAAAGTTTTGGGCTACTAAATGAAGAAGCCACGTTATTATCTGTATTTAACTTTTGTAAATTGTGGTTATATAATATTGGACCAAAAACGTGAGAGAATATATTGGCCCCATCTTGATCTTGAACTTCTTCACTTAGACGATGCCAGTTAAAGGTTTGCTGATATGTTCGATATAGCCTATGTAAATCCCTGCCAAATTCAAAATTGTAATAGTCTTGCGTGCTTCTAGGGAAAGAGAACACAGTGTCTGAGTCAGGCAAGAGTCCATTATTTGCACTGGCCACATAGGACAATACTAAATCTTTATCATTTTCAAGAGTGCTACTAACTGCCGATTCCGCAACTAGAATCTTGTGATTTTCTTTAATCCTGTGCATTGCTGCATAGATGCCTGGAAGCTGGCCCCTATCCGTGGTTCTATCGGTGTTTGCTTGGAAATTAGCAGACTGGCCTCGAATGTTTTGAGTATTGCTTACATCATACTCATAGTAGGTGTTGTCAGAGTTTAAACCCTCGCACTGAGCCCATATCGGAGGTAAGTTAATCACACTAGTAACTGGCGTGTAAGTTAAGGAGCTAGGAGTTAGCCCTAAAGGAATTCCACTCAAACTAGACGCCGAATTAAATGAAACAGGCATATTAAAGCCAGTTCGATCGTAGTAACCATTAAATGGCATTACCTTCTCATAGGATCTTCTCCTAGATGAGTTCCTAGGGACAGAGCCAATAGAGGATACGTTCTGTAACTCTGGTGACGCGAGCGAGTTTGTCGCAGATCTTCCGACCGCAGGCGACGTATTTAAGCCTCGCTTATAAGTATTTAAGTAAATGCCAGATGTAAAATGATTATCCCCTGCTGCTACGTCAATTTCCTCATAATCAAAGTATACATGAGGCAAACAGCTAGCCTCAAACCCAGGCAGATAGTCGGGATCAGCCGAGACCTCTAATGAAATTAAGGGTATAGCGTGTGCTGGGGCAAACTTATTAGCAGCTTTTGAAACAAATTTAACGGCATCTCCAGTATCAGCCTCACCAAATCCAGTCTTGTTAAAATCAAACTCTGAAGCATCGAGGACTAATTTAAAGTGAGACGATTTACCTGACCACAAGGAGGCGTAATCAAATCTATTATCATTAAGATTCCTAAGCAGTTTATCGATATTTGGCGGCTCATTATAACCGGATGTAAAAATAAGCCAGGACCCTAATTTAGGCTCATCATCATTCGATAGAGCTTTAGATGTTATGTAAGAACTAACATCTAACGCAAAATCATTATCAACACCATAGCAAGCTAACCTATCTGCTATGAAGGTAACCATAGCAGCGTCTAGTTCAGTATTAACGTAGTATGGGTATTCTTCAAATGGAGGGATAGAAAAATCCCTACCCCTGTAATTAAACTTGCCATCAAACTCAGATAACCAACTGTTTATAGGGAAGTTATCTGGAAATTCTCTTATAATCTCTAAAAGTATTTGATCAACTGCCAATCGGATGTTATCATCCATGCTTGAAATAGAGTATTTTTCAATCTTCAGAGCAGCAGCATCAGCAGGGGTGTAAGTTTTAAAACTCTTAAATTTAGGAGACTCAGTAGCTAAAGAATAGTAAATTAAGTAAGGGACATAAGACTCCCACAACTCCGTTAACCTACTCTCGATAGGAAATTTATTTTTAGGAAATATACTATTTACGGTGCTCTGAATTGATTTTTTCGTACCAACTGTTTTATAAATAGCTGCCGCATTTCTAAGTTGCAACCTCCATTTATCAGGGTTATTCCCAAACAAGTCCCACCCAATAAGTTGAGCAACTAGAGGTAGGAACTCATCTGGACAATCTTCAATATCATACAAGGTTGATATCTTTTCAGAATCATTGTTGATGTCAAAGGCAAAGAATGATAAGGCCCTAATAAGTCTAGCAAAAGGACCATCTTCCACTTTTTGGGTGGACTTGAGAGTGCTCTCTCTATATGTTTCAAACTTATCTCTAACTCTAAAGTCGGAAGAATCCGCGAAAAGTGGAGAATAGATTACCTCGTTCCAAGTTTGGAGTTTTTCTAATTGCTGAGTTCCACTCAAATCTTCCCGAGAACCACTTGCAAACAGCGCAGATGGGTAGTAAGCACCTGAGCCATTTCTCCAAATGTTTTCTGATAATCCCTTAATACCATCATCGATCCGTATAGGCTTCCCTATGTATACGCTGCTCACTAAAAGGTCCCGAACGTAAGACGAAGGATCATACGAAGGGCCAGAAGTGTTCAGGAAATACACCCAGGATAAGTTGGATATTAGGTAATTATGAATCGCAGACGCTTCGCCTAGATCCCCAAAGACAGTGGTATCAGGATCATTTAGATTTATAGCTTTTAATAACGTATTATTGAGATACGATGAAAACTCTAAGTCACTCCCAAAGTCTTGAAATTTAACATTAAAATAGGATAAAACGTTATCCTGAAACTCTTGAGTCGTTATATTAGTTAACTCGTTTTGCTTAACAAAATAAGGAGCTATACCCTCGAAAGTATTAATCGCGCTGAAGGATGAGTTGGGAACTGCGCTTACATTCAATATAGATGAAAAATTATCAGCAACGTCAATATGGTTATTGATAATTAAGTCTATTGTATCATCAACTTTGGGGTGATCCTCGCGATCATCGTCATACAGGTAGGCGGGTAGAATGTACTTGAGCGCCTCAAAGTAATTCCTTTTAAAAAAGTTTGGATTTCTTAAGTAAGTCTTACCAGACATTAGATGTACTCTACTCGTATGGCTAAATTATTTAGCTGAACTATTTCGTTGAAACCAATTTGAATTGGCGAATCAACATTGCTTACAGTGGCAAATCTAATATTTTGCACATCTTTCAATAAGACTCTTATTAAGTCTTGAGGCTGAAAGGGGTCACCGAAGTCTGTATTGTCCATACCCATATACCTAAGTATTGATTCTCTGGCATTTTGGATAATTTTTGCCTCGTCTCTTCTGAGATTCTCATCAATGTTTAAGGTTACAACTAAATCCAAGGTTCTAATCAATCCGTCTACTACAACTACCTCGTCAGTCAGCATTTTCTTCGGCAGAATTGCTTGTAATAATTGACGCTTATACTCCTGAGTGGCTCTTCTAAGTTGTGAATCAGACGCTCTTTCAAGAACAAAAAGATCAATTATATTGGCAGACGAAAAAGCACGCCGAACGCTAGCAGTGGCTTTACCGGTGGATCCATAGTTTGATGCAAAATTATTCGCAAATCCTTTAAAGTCCTCCAAAGTGACTAGCCTATCCTGAGATCTAAAATATAACGGAGCATATCTTTTCGCTTGATCAACAGATTCAGCATTTCGACCGCCCGTCGCCAAACTAGTATTCTCTACACGAACATTTGAAATTGTTTCCCGATTTTCTGCATCTTGTACGGAGGTGCCTGTGATAAGGGTATTTATAGCTCCCGAATCCAAATTACCCCTAGTGCCTCCACCGACTCTATAAGTAACAACATACTCATCACCAACAGCGGGAGATCTGCCTACGCTATCATCTCCAAACAATATGGAGGCTGTGAAGTCTTCGTCTGTCGATACTTGAAAGACTTTATCCGTAGGCCCAGATGCAAAATAAATATTCTCTTCCTCTGCGTAGATGCCTTGTGTTTCAGCAGTGCCTCTAATAAATACCTGAGCACTTTTCTCAACATACGGGGACCTAGATAAATTAATAGTCTTGATCTGCTCGGGGGAAGTGAACGTTCCTTGCTCGACCACCAAAGCACCCTCCAAAAGCACGGCGTCAGTTATTTCTATGGTGCCCGTTTGATCTTGGGTAGAGAATACCAAATCTTCAGAAAGATCGTTAAGATCTACAGTTCCGTCCGAATTAACTTTGTAAAGCGTATACGATAGTGTGCCTCCATCCTCTGGAGAAGTGATGCTTATCACTCGCTGGCTAGCGGCAACCTCTAGGGAGCTTGGGGCGTCAATAACGTTCGTAGTGTAGGTTAACGACGCATTAGCGGCAGCAGAGATAGGCCCCTTCATTCGAACACCAACTATCTCAAGAAGCCTTTTTACACTATCTCTGCTACGAGCGGTTCCTATAAAGTTTTCATTTACAAGATAATCGGATTTATTAGACTGTATGTGTCCAATCGCCGCCATCATCTCTAGGAGCAAAACACCAAAGTCAGAACTTTCAAAGTTGTTGTAGTCCAGCGGAAAGGTAGCTTGAATGTATTTTACTAAGTTAGCTTTAAGCGTTTCGAAGTCGGAGGCGCTGAAATCAATCAACTTTTCCTTATCCTGTAATGGTTTAGGTAATAATTTTAAAAAGTCTGATTCAACTGTACCTGAAAAAACTACCATTATACTCTAACTCCAATTTCGAATGCTGTCGTAGAAGAGTCCCTAAGCGTACAGAAGAGATTCACTTTCAACTGGCCTGTCTTAGTCTCAAATACTTGTATTTTCCCGAGGGAAACTGTGCTAATGTATCTACGTATGGAGATAGACACCTCTTCTTTTATCGCATTAAAAGTCCCCTCATCTAAGGGCTCCATCAAGAATTTACGAAGATCACAACCATAATCTGTTCGCATAAATCTTTCACCCCTAGTAGTTCTAAGCAGCGATCTAAGGTTAGACTTTATTAATTGCAAGTTTGAGGACTTACTAAAATAACCATTTTTAGGCGTCTTGGGGATGGGATAGTTAAGCCCAGTCAGGCTGGGATCTTTTAAGACTGTCGGTCTTTGTATGGTCTCAGGAGTTACAGTCCCATAAACAGTTACAGAGGTAGCAATTGCCATTTTAACTTAAATCTATATTTTTGAAGAATTTCTGAGTAGCAGCATAATTACTCTTAACCTCAGATTCGGACAATGGCCTTGCGTAAAATCTAGTACACCCTAAGTAGCCTCTAAGACCACTCACCTTACCATTGTATTCACCACCCATAAAGTTGCCATTAGGATTACCATCAGTGTAACCTCCTCCAAGAATCCAAGGAGTGAAGTAAGTGTCTAATCGAGGACCCCCTGAAAGATCGGCAACGGAGCTAACACCTACGCTGCTCCCATCATAACGGAAGGAGTTATTCTGAAAGACCGATGGAGCTTTATACACTTCTTTAGCCCTACTAGTTCCAAAGACCTGTTGATAACTAGACGCAGCGACATTAACACCATCTAAGTAAACCGTAATTAAGTCATTAAGAGGGTCAACCGTAAGTGATAACTGACAGAACTCATCCTCGCAACTAGAGAGAGAAACTCCATTTAACTTTTCAAATACCGGGACTGTCATGCCCCTCCATCCGTCATTATTACAATTTGTTGTTCTGTCTGCGATGAACCCTACGCTTGAAGAGTCATATGATTGAGTTGGGGCTAATACAAGTTGGAGATCCGAAGTTGGATTGTCAGAGCTTGAGTTGCTAGGAGTTTCACCTTGAGTAAATCTTCTATCTCTAGTAAATCCGTAAATAATACCTCGCGTTATGCCAGTTCCATTGTCCTTACTGAGGTTGTTTATATCGTCCTGAGCGACTTTAGAGTCACTTATACCAGTATTCTCATTAGAAAGAATTAATCTGTATAGTGCTGATGTAGCAGAGTCACCAACCTCATACCCTGAAACAGCACTTAAATTAGGAACCTGAATCCATGTTTCCACCGAAGCTCCCTGGCTGCGGTAGAACATATCTTGGAACTCGGAAACTTCGGGGAGCCTTACGTAGCTACCCACCGAGGATAAAACAGAATTGTCGGCTGTGTTTAATTCACAAATACCATCTAACTTAGCTACGCCTAGGCCTCTATCAAAAATAGATGAAGTGGTCCCTACAATCTGTGCATCATGCGAATCTCCAAAACGACTACTATTGCGAAGTTTGAAGTCTACGCTAGATGTTGCAGTTGTCTCAGCGGTTAGGTAGTTGTAAAGCCCAATCAAGCCATCCTCTGAAATTCTAGTATTGATTTGGATGCTTGGTGCAGAAGAGGCTGGGGCGTTGTCGATAATCTCCCCTTTAGCAACGTTTGCAAGGAGAATATGATTAAGGAACACCGTGTCATTCGTCTCTATCTTATCGGTAAACTTTACCTCTAAAGGTAGAACGACACCCGTAACATCCGCTTGGTCTATTACAATACTTCGCTGCTTATCTAAATCCAACAAGAAGTTGGAACCATCTAAGTAGGAGAAGTCATTTACCGGAACATTGCCTGGAGTGAATTGAGGGCCTTTACCCAAGAAGGCGGGAACCTTCACAGCAAGCTCAATTTGTTTTTTGCGTTTATCAATTTTTTGCTGGAATTGGGCTGTTTCCGATATCATTACCTGACGCATGTTATCAGTAACGGCAATTGAAGATCCTGCATCAATTAAATCTTGAAGTTCCGAGGAAACATCGAATACTTTCCTATCCTTCTGACCTTCCAGTGACAGGAGTAACTCATCCTTATCATAAAACTTTGTAATAGATGGCCTATTATCAATTATCTTAGGGTCTAGTATTGTGTTAAAGTAATATTTTAAATCTTCAGATGTGGTAGGCACACCTCTACCACCAAGACTTGGTTCGAACTCCAATCTCCAGAGATCAGAGTTGGTGAAGCCTCGCTCTCTAAATTGTAAGTCCTGCTCTCTGGCGGCAAGTTCTAAGAGAGCAGGCTCAATACCGCTAGTCTGAGAGTCGTAGTATAAGCCGTCAACCGAAAGAATGAACTTGCCACTCTTGGACTTGGGAGGACCAGCCTCAAGACGGAAGACCGACTCGGTTACAGGATCAGCTTCAATTGGCTCCAAAGAAGGATCAAGAGTTCTAGCTAATAAGATACCATCAATCGTCTCTAATTGAGCATCACACTCGCTAACAAACTGAGTAGCCTGTTCAGCCTGTCTGAGGTAAGGCCCAAATTGGGATTGAATCAGTTGCTCATAGTCAGTAGTATTTAAATTGGCTAACTCCTCTCTTCTTTGAGAGGCGTCACCGTTCGTGTAATCTAAGTAATCTTTAAACGACTGTAGACACTTAATAATCTCCTCATACCTCGCCTTAAGTTCGGCGGCGGCGGCAGCGATCGATTGAGCGAATCCAATGAACGTTCCAATCGCGGCAGTAATTCCACTAAGAAGGTCTAGTCCAAATCTTGAAGCATCTGAGAAGTAACCGAAAAATCCATCCCTGTCGGGGAATAATGAAATCCCTAAAAGATCTCTAATGTAAGAGTTAATTCTTTTAATGATTGCGTCAGCGATTGCCCTAGCTCTCCTAATAGCCTCCCTCATCGCAACCAAAATAGGGGTGGGTATAAGCCCCAAAAGGTCAGAGGCTAAATTCAACATGCAGCTAGGTATACCAAAAGAAGAGGTGATACCCGCCAAACTATTGGACTGTAAGAAGGTTGCCGCGTCAAAAGCCATTAGATTGCATTACCTCCTTCAGCACCAGGGACTCCGTCCCCATACTCGTTTGGTAAAGGCGGGGTTGGCGTAGGTACATCAAGTGGCGACTGAGGTACAGGCGAAGAAACTACCGGAACAGAAGCACCGCCATTCGATCCCCAGGTCTGTGGCGGGTTAATAGTTGCCAGGGGAATGTCATTAAAAGAAAGAGTGCTGCCGTTTTGGCTTACAAGCCCAGCAGATTGAATATTAACGGCACCTCCACCTTTTACAGTTGTAATACCTGCACTGTTCATCGTGGCGGTACCACCTGCTTTAAGATTTAAATCAACACCAGCATTAAGATTAATACTACCTAAGCTATTAATATCAATTGTTGTGGGGCTGTATATCGTCATCTGACCTGTTGCTCCGTTTATGTGTAATTTACCCGTGTTTGTAACTATATGTATATCACTTACAAAAGGGGGCGGTCCTAAAGCAGCGAGAGTGATACCCCGGTATCTACTCTTCAATCTAATATTTCCAAAGAAAGGAGGAATTGCGTGGAAGCCTACTGAATTGTTCTCTATGTTTATGTCTCCGCCATCCAATATTCTCATACTGATATCAGAGTTTATGCACTTGTATTCCTGAGCAGCTTGAGTTTCAATAGCCAAAGTTCTAGCCCCGTAAGCCGCATTAGGCTCGGCACCATTAAGGACAATAGAATCGCCGTCCGCGTTTCTAATCTGAACACCTAAGGGGCTTACGTTAACCTCTTCACCACCCTCCGACTTCATAGTAACATTATTACTAATACTGTCCTCGTTAAACTCTCTTTGAATATATAACCCAGCCCCGGCATCATTTGTAAATGTTTGCGTTACTGGTCTATTTCTTTTACCGTAGATCTGAGCCTTAGGATCATTGCTCTTGAGAAGCTCAAAGTTAGGGTTTTCAACCGTGTCCTTGTCCCCAATATCCAAATCACTCTTAAGAACAGTAGAGAGATAGTAAAACGCAGAACCCTTAGAACCCGCGTCAGGGTCGTGGAAAGCCAGAATATCATCCCCTACGTTTGGAACAGCAATAAACCCACCTGCATTGGCCTTACAGTATGGAGACGTATACGTAACTAACTGAGGTTGGTTTTGATATATTTTAGGAAAGGTCACCAGTAACTCTCCCGACTTACTGAGATCTTCATTCTGCACAACTGTCCCTATGTAAATTTCCATTTCTTATTACTCATCCTCTTCATTTAATCCTGCAAGCTCCTTCTCGTAATATTCAACTAGAGTAATATCCAAGTAATTACCAGGGGAAAATCCGTCCTTAAGTAGTGTGAACTCAGAATATGCATCATTAGGTGTCATTACGTGCTTGTATCCAAACACCTTATACTTACCTGTGAATATCGCAGGAGGTTGCTTACCACTCTCAAAAATAGTAGATCCTAAAATTTCATTAGGGGCACCAACAAGAGTAGCAGATCTACCTAAATAATAGCTCGTATTAAAGAATGGAATTGTTCTAATGTTTACATTTATAACAAATTCATTTACTCTCCTAACTGTCTCGGCGGTCATTTTCATCCTACTGACAGAGTTACTTCGGTTCACGATGTCATCAAATTTATTACCTCCTAAGTTTCCTGAGATTTTAATCATCATTACATCGAGAAAGTCTATAACCTTAACATCCCTTAATTCATTTTTAACAGCTTTTAGAAACCCCCTATTGCCGCCTAACGTTTGAAGAAGTAATAAAGGATTTTCCTTTGCACTCTTCAGCTTGTCCAGATCACCAGTCTCCAGGTATTGTTCAAAATTAAATTTAAATGTATTATCGCGAACCGTTTGATTACCAACAAGACTCTTATCTATCAGATTAAACAAAGGTTCGTTAGCAAGTGATAACAGTTCCCCTTTATAAGGGCTACTATCGAAGCTGACATCTAGCACATTTGCATTTTTCATATTATGCATGAAAATAAATGTGTCAGGAGTTACAGTATCACCTTTAATATTTACCTCACTATCATACGGTCCAAAATCAATCTTCTCTTGAAATGAAGATGTGAGACCCGTCTCCCGACCACGGCGGTCCCTGTCAAGGATGCTAGACTCCTTCTTAAAATCAAGCCACTTCTGAGCTAATTGTCTAGGCTCTGCAATAGTTACGTCCCTAGCCCCACCACCACGCTCGCCCTCGTAATTAGTAAAATACAATTTGGCATAAGAAAAAGTCTTACCTAAACTAGCAGGTAATTCTGATTTCTTTGAGTAGATTAAATCCTGTATTAAGGGTAAGTGACCCACCATCAGCACTGGCTGGTCACCATGCTTTATAAGGCCATGCTTCTCAAGCAACTTAGTGACTCGTAAATCATTTTCTTCAAAGTACGCTGGCTGTATTGGTTGAGAAGTTTTTTCATTCAAAACTCTAAAGAACTTTCTAAGAGAAAAAAGAACTTCACTCCTATCATTAAGGCTAGCGGTTCCCCCTTCTGCAATTTTTATTCTATTATAAAATCCAAGCTTTACCTCTGTTAACTGGTCGCTCTGCGGTTCTTCAGCGGATCTATCAGGGTTAGAATTTTTAGCCCTCCTTAATACTGACTCCCTATCCACAGGGAACACTTCAAGGATATCTTCATCTCTTACAAATTTAAAATCTAATTTTCGAGGGTTGCCATCTTCAATCCTGAATGTTGGAACTGTGTAGTTATCGGCTGCTCTTTCCTTAAAGTCTGTAATTGTTTTAACGCGCTGACGCTCCGCCCTTCTAATTGTCGCACTCTGCCTCTGTAACTTAAACTGCTCCGCCTTAAACTTATTAATATTTTGCCTTCGTTGTTCCACATCCTCCTCAGTTAAGTCACCCCTCTCAGCAGCCTTTAAAAGTTGCACAACAGAATCAGCGCGCCGCAAAGCACCATTACGATCTACATATTGAAGATTTCCTTTAATGCCATTCCGTAGGGCTTCCAACCGTTTTCTGATTGATTCATTCGAATAGATTTCAGATAACTGTTCATCGGTCGTGCTAGGTTCAATAGCCAACTTGTAATTGTTATCTAAAGGGTCTGCGGCGGAAATGGTAATTCCGTATTCACCTAGCTTCGTTCGATAAAGACTTATAATATCTTTGAAGCGATTGGCACCTGCAATCTTCACATCCAGGGGAGAATCCTCACCCTTCATATCCAAATCGTGTGGGAATAATACCAACACATTCCCTGCGGAGATAGACTGAACTCGTTCAGCCGCAAACTTTTTAATGAGTGCTCTTATATAAAAATTCCAACGATCTCCATTAGAGTTAGATTTCAAACTCTTTGGGTATGTTCTTACACTAAGATTGGACTCTTCTATCTTGGGCGCGGCTCGGCGTGCAGAACGCGGATCACTCGGTGCCTTAATTTCAACTGTTTGGCCTCGAATTAAAGTAGGAGAGGCTCCATCAAGAGGGCAAGTAATATCCGTAGCAACTTCTAGGATTCTGTAATTGGTCCCCTTAGCCTCCTCTATATTCTTTTGACTGACAAGACTCTCGTCGTATACAAGCTTGTTAGTGAAAATTTTGAGAGATTCTAGTGTGGGCGTGAAGCCTAGTTCTATCTCCCTAGTACCATCTTCTCTTATGGATAAATTTGCATCAATCAAATCCACACAGAAAGGACCTGCCCATTTTGAAACATCATCCCCCACACCAAAAGCAATGTAGTACCTCGGGCGTATATTCTTCATCTTTTTGAGAATGTCAGCATTTAAGGTTGCTAACTCTGCCACCTCCCGCCTATACCTGCGGCCTATAGCATCACTCACCCCTTCAGTAGGTATGATAAACTTCTCCAGAATCCTCCTGCTCTCCAATAACCTAAGTGTGCTAAACCTCACACCGCCCGCACCAGGAATGGAAGTTTCAAAACTGATGAACTCGCTGTTATTAAAAGGAGTCAGAATTAAATCATCGGCATAAGAGTTGCCATCTATGTCTTCTCCTAAATTTTCAAGAAGATCCAATGTAAGACGCCGCTGTCGTCGGGTGGTAGTGCTCCCAGGAGTATAAGTTTCATCAAAAAAGATTCTACCTATAGACTCTGCGGATCTGCTTACGACTATATTGTATGTAAACGATTTGGACATTATGCAAGAATTCTTATTCTATCCCCTACATTTAATTGTTGAAAAGGATCTGATATGTTATTAGTCCAACACACGAGCCAATCTAATCCTGGATCTTCATAAAATAAATCTGCAATTTTATCTGCTCTGTGTTCAAAACCTGGGGGTATTCTACCGACCTGATAGTCGCTGTCTTTTAAAGAGTTTATAAATTGTCGGAAGTCCAGAGAATTCAAGGATGTTGCCACTTTTTTCCCTTTGTGATCCTCCAGGGTATATCCAACTTTTAAATGATTATTATAATTCATTGATCTTCCTTAAATTAATTAGAACAGTGAAAAGGCTGGTTGGTTAACGACCAGATCCTGTGCTGTAAATTCTCTAGACTGACCGATTAAGCCGTTATAAGGATCAGCATTATTATTCTCTATAATAGACTCCCACCCAGCCAAGTTGTCTCCATCAGCGATGAACCCCTCGTCGTACTCTCCAAAGGTTCCTGTCCTGGCTTCAACTAGATTTAAGCTAATGTTTACTCTCTTTGGAGTTAAAGTTTGAACGTCATACCCAGCATCATCTTCAATACGTATTGAATAGTCTTGCAATAAGCAGGGAACATTATTAAACATGGGACCATGAGTCACTCGAACAATCGGAGGACCATACAAGGAGCTTTTAGCATTGTTCATTACGGATCCTCTAATTAAATTTATCCAGCAATAAACCAAATTAATATTTTCGTCCAACTCCTGAAATGCTTGAGAGGCGCTAGGTATACCTAAAGATTGAGCAAGGGGTGCCAGTAATTGCTTCTTTTCTGACTCCTGCAATTGCAAACCAGTAAGAGCACCTACAGCCTCTCTGTAATATTCTCTGTGGATAGAAGCATGGTTCTTACCTACCTCGTTAACTTTTTGGTCGGGGTTGCCTACAAAGTTCTTCAATTTAAGTTCGCGCACCTTTTCAGCAATCTGTGTAGCCACAATACCTTCGGCGGTCCGCACCTTCTCATCAAGCTCACTCCTTAATTCAAACAACTGTTTCGACCTAGCTCGATCAGTAAAGAAGGGTAAGAAGCTTCTTTTAAACATCGGCTTGATACCTTCTGTAATGTTAGTTTCAATCACATGTAACAAGCTAATATTAAAGGTTATATTGATACCTCTAGACTCCGCACCCGCGTATGAGAATAACTGACCCGCTCGACCCACAAGGTCATAAGTATTAAGGCGGGCAGCACCTCTCTCTTCTATTTGAGGATTCTCTAAAAAAGGCACATAAGCCCTCACAACTCTATTATCAGTTTGAGGGAACTCAATGGCTAGATGTGATCGATCGTGAAGGGCTCGTTTGGTTTTTCTAAACCTACCGTCAAACCCTTTAAAGATATCTGCCAGTGTATTTATTCCAAAAGCTTGTTTTACAATTGAGTCTACCATGTTACCTAGTTACCGTTGTTCCGTTCCTATTGTTTTCTTTACGCATTCGCTCAAGACTTTGAACTTGCTGAGAAAGTAGTCTGACTGTCTCAGCGCCAACTCGTGGGTCTAAGCGTGATCTAACATAGTTTGCGAGCACACTTACTCTCTCAACCTCTAATGCTGCGCGGCGGCGTTGTTCTTCACGTTGTTGCTGTTGTGCTATCTTAAGTTGCTCCCCGGTATTCTCAGCGGTCTTCTTTGAGGCGTCAGCGGTATCCTCAAAGAACGAGTAAACGAGGCCTCCTACCGCCCCTATACCGGCACCTATAAGACCACCTCCCATCGCTCCCATGGAGGCTCCAGTAAGAATATTAGAGAGGAACCCCCCTGTCGTTCCCGCCTCATTATTATCAGTGCCTGCAAGGAGGGCGGCACCACCACCAGCGAGTAATGCTCCACCACCACGGCCCTTAAGGAACGAGCCAATCATTCCCATACGACCGCCAATGCCTGCGCCAATGCCTGCTCCTCCCCCAGCAGTTGGCATGAATCCTTTTAGAATACCAAAGGTCATCGCCATATTGGAACCAAGTATCAGTAAATTTGTATCAATCTTACCTAAAACACCAAGCGATTCTATTGCGGTATTGTCATAGAAATTACGAGCCCTGTCATTTATGTTTTGAAGACTATTGAATCTGTCATCTTCGGTAGCCGCAACATTGGAGTCTAACTCATAATTCTGTTTAAGCTGTTCGTGGAGCGCCAGTAATTGATTTACTTGCTGTTTCTGTAACCCAGTTCTCATGGCAGCAATATCTGCCCCCAGCCCAAGGTTACCTCCACCCGATTGGTCTGCTATGTCTGCCAGACGCTGAAGGACACCAGTAACATCCCCCATCCCAATCTCACCGCCCAGTAAAGACCTATCAGCGCCCAATCGCATAGCCGGGTCTAAGGTATCCATACCTCCAGTGAATAAGCTGAACAAGGTCCTTATCGAACCTTCAACAGCTTTTCCGCCAGTCCTGGCCTTTAACTCTTGTGATAACTCGGTGAGGGAGGCTGTTGTGTCTGGTCCAAAGAAGGACGCTTGTTCAAATGTATCTCTAAGGGAATTAACCGAGTTGATTAACTTTTCATTGGTGACACCGTACTTGTCACTAATTTGCTTATTTGCCTTATTAGCCCTATCCAGAGCTTTAATGTTATCTCCAGTAAAAAGTAAGAGATCAGAGTTCATCTGAGTTAGCCCAGCAGTATTTTGCCCAGTAGCAATCATCTCCTCAGTGAGATTCAACATGGACTCGTTCTGTGTTCTAACACCCTCCCCAAAGTTCTGTTGGATCGCGTCTATAAGCTTTTGATTGCTTACCCTGCCTCGATTAATTACATCTGAGTTTTTGGATACTGCATCTCGGAGCTTTTGAGTAGTGACACCCATTTGAAGTGCTCTTCGATTGGTCTGATCCAACCTCATCAGGGAGTCTTCAAATCTCTTTAACGGGTTTACAAAAGCGGCGAATCTTGTGCCTAGTTCTCGACTAGCCTGGAGTATACTACCATTAAGATCCCTTGTCGCCCTTGTCTGCTGGACAATAAGCTCACTTTGTTGGTTCAGAAGATCCGTTACGAACCTATCTGCCGCATTATTATTAGGATCAACCACCTAACTTCACCTTCAGTATATTCGTCATTTTATCTTGATTTAAGGTTCTAAAGTTTTGTTTGCCCAAAAAAGCACTGAGAATCATCCTGGACCGATACCTACAAGCACTCTGGTTGTTGTATAGGTTATTTATCATTAAGGAAAACATGGCGTCAGATAAGCCTCCAATGTCCATAAAATTTATCAAGTCATTACCTCTTGTGGAGAGGAATATACCACTGCTAGTTCTCCTAGAGGATAAAATCAGCCCATACCTAACAGATCCTGAATAAGTTACTTGAATCAGATCTCCTGGCCTTAGACCCAGGTAACTTGTTTCTGGGGCGTTAGGGGGTAGGGGATTGCCGGTATCTGGATCTCTCTTATTTGAGAACGGAGTTAATCTCTCAGCAAACTCACCAGTCAATCTAGAACTCATTGTAATAATTTAGTAAATCTAAGATATTTAGTGCTTTTCTAGACCACCTTACCCCTATAACTATTTATAGGATATGAGCACATTAGAAGAGGATTTAGTTGAAACTATCGATTTACTGAACTTTACGTTCTCTAGTGACTTTGTAGATAAATGGAGTTTTAAGTATGGTAAAAGATTACCTAGCCTCTATCAACTTAAACTTCTTAAGTCGCTAGATACTCGTAAACCCTTAAAGCTACAAACTGTGTATAAGTTTCTAGTTGTTGATTCGGGATTTAACGAGGAAGTGATAAAAACTTTTCTAGAGGATATTGACTACGAGATCTACTTTCCTATAATCAAAGGAAAGATTAAAGAACTATGAACGATCTCACGAAGCACCTCATCTCCAGCCTTGTCCACACACAGTCGAAAAGAAGTGCTAAAGACAAATTAATTCGAGATGACGATGAGGGCCTGGAGATTCTCATCGTTATGGTGTTTGCCGCAATCCTTATTTGTTGTTTAGTTGCTTTTTAAGCTCTTTCTGTTCGTCAATTCTTTGACAGACAATAGACTCTGAATTAAACCTCGGGCAAGCATCTTTGTATTCACACCAATCACAGAAGATGTTTTCCTGAGCCCAGAACTCATCCTTCTTCTTTTTTCGAATGCGCCATACCTTTTCAATCTGTTGCTTCTTCCAGCGATCGATCTGAAACTTACTAAACTTTACAGCAACAAAGTTACCGGTTACCGGGTAGTAGTGAGCGCAGTAAATCTTATTGTATGGCACATCATAAAGTTTGTGGATAGCCCAAGCGTATCCTTTTAATTGATTGTCATCCATGAGAGTCTTTTTCTTCTTCTCTCTCTTAGATGTCTTGTAGTCAACAACAAGATAACCTCCATCGCTCCCCTTGATAACGCGGTCAATGACACCTATAAAGTTAATGTCGTGTTTCTCATCCATAGGGACGTTCACAACTTGTTCAGTGGACATGGTCTCGCCCAGACCCTGATTCCAAATTATGAAGTTTTCTAGACAGGACTTCATCCTATCATTATCACGGAAGGGGACCTTGTAGGTCGCACGCTCTTGTTCCGCAATTCTCAACAAGGACTTCATGTCCCTCTCTTTGTAGCCCAGTTCAAATATCTTGTGAATAAAAGATCCGAAGTTCAAAGCATCCTCATTCTTCGAGCCGAATCCCGGCAGCTTCAAGATGTATTTCAGTCTGTATTTCCACAGGCACTGGTCTATGATGTCACTCTTAGAGGCACTAATACTATTTATAAACATGGGCTCTGATTCCTTCATTAGAAAGTATTGCTTGAACAAGTTCCAGTCTAATTATAGACTTCAGAGCGACGATACTGAGTTAGTAGTTCCATCTATCTTTGTAGATAATGACTATAAGCGTCACATGTCCATTAACACTGAAACTGGGTTATGGAGATGCTTCAAGACTGGCGAGGTAGGGAACTTTCTCAAGCTTTACGCTATCCTAGAGAAGTGCAGCTACCGTGAGGCCTACGAGAAGTTTGTCTTTGAAGACTTCATGGCTGGTTATAAGGGTCGGCGTCCTATCGAGGAGTTTGACCCAAATCAGATTGAATCTGACCTTGATGAAGCTGATAACTTTAAGGTTGTAGAGGATCATCCTTTTGTTCAGTCTCGTGGCGTAGATCAGTTTAAGTTCTATATCGCTACGGATGGCAAGTATCGAGGTAGACTGATCATCCCGTTTATTAATCGCAACGGTAAGCTTTTTTACTTCCAAGCAAGGGCTCTTGGCGATGAGCAGCCCAAGTATCTCAACTGCAAGAACCTCAAAAGTTCTCAGGTTCTATACCCCTTTGATTATGGTTCTCAGGAGCCGCTATACATCACTGAGGGCGTCTTTGATTGCCTTAGCCTACAGGCGGTAGGGTTGAATGCTACGACGACTCTAAGCTGCTTTACAAGCCGTGAGCAAATCCTTCAACTCAGCCAATACACCGGTCCTCTCGTGTGTGCATTTGATAATGATGAAGCAGGTACAAAGGGCCGAAAGAAGTTTATGGACCTTGCCCACTGGATCCGTAGAGATGATCTCTTCTCAGTTGTGCCCTCCACTCCTTACAAAGACTGGAATGAGATGCTCGTCAAGAAGGGTTCAGACTTCCTAAAAACAGAGGCTGAGAAGATCGGTAAGCTAGATGCACTTCATTTAATGTATCTAGCGTATAATAAAGGCCATATCATTTGATACAATGGTTTGGTCCAAGGCTGTAAATTTCAGCCTAGCAACGTAAGTACCAGTCACCGACCCCAAGTTACCAGCGAGTAACTCCGAGTGAGTTTTTAAGTCCTCAGTGTTGAATGTGAGAACAACAGTGTTTTCGGAGGTCGTATCCGCGTAACCCGAGGTGTCTGAATACCCAGAAACGGTAACCCTTGCAGGTAAATTCCTGTCTTGATTTTTCTTGTAAATCTCAATCATAGGGTCAGTGACCAGAGATTGTTTAAATAGATTTACGATACTCCGATCAATATTTGCATTCTCAAGAGTGAACTCATTAGTAAACTTCAAATCTACCTTTGAACCAAGCACCAAGTAATTATTCTCAAGCCTAGTGGCAACCCTAAAGAGGAGTGGCTCGGTCACACCAAAGAACCTATCCTCCGTCAAAGTGAACTCATTTATGATGGTATCGAGGTCAGATCCCGCAACTCTCTTTACTGTCCAAACGTCAATATAGTCCCCCGTAGAAGAAACTCTGTTAGCGATTGTACTGGTGCCCGAGAGGTTGAAAACACCGCTAGGGAGAACTGAGGCCTGATTTAAAACACATGCAAACTTGCCCGTCGAAAGTTTGTAGATACCGGACGAGTCTGAGTTAGCATTGTAATTCGATGCGTCAAACGCGGCGTTAGTTGTCCTGGTTGCACTATTAGAGAAGTGCATGAGGACATCATCCGAAGCCGTGCTTTTTATCTCCCCATCAGCAGTAATGACTGAGCTAGGGGACTGATTGTCCGAAGCTGCGAAAATGGAGACTCCACTGATATCATAAGGATCAGCGTATTGACCATCATTTATGAAGTATAATAACAGGGCCGTAGGACCCTGGACAGTGGGCCTCTCGTGCCGCGTAGTAACTTGATTTCCGTTGATTTTCATGCTAACTCTCCAGCTTCTTTAATTCTTCTGTATAAAAATTAATGAAGGATAAGCGTTCTCTCTGGTTCATGGATTTAACGTCCGAATAGGATAAGCCTACCTTATTTACTAATATATACGCTTGATAAAGAAGATCCTCTGAGGATAAACTGTTAGTTAGCTCACTGAAAAAAAATTGACATCCATCGGGATTGCCATGGTCTCCGTGTGCGAGCACTCTGGGCACTCAAAGATGAATCGGGGGTTCACACCGTATTCGCCCTTGTTTAGCTCGGCCATAATGGTTTTTACATCCTGAATGTGCATTCTTTTCAGGGCTTTAGAGATAAATACCGGGTCTGGATTATCATCAACGGATACCACAAACCTATACATATTTTTGTAAACTTCCTCTGGACTAGACAGGAGAACCTCCTCCCGGCTTCTAGGAAATCTCACTTCAGCCTTTACCTTCAGCCTCGGAAGCATAATTTCTCTGGGATCCGACAGGTCATCAGGCACCTGAGTCATATTTAAATTCTCAGATAAATTAAGAGATGTTTGAATCTCAGAGGTGCAATTTGGACAAGTAATATTGAAATCATACTTATCACCGTAAGAAAGCTCACGGACCTTCATCAGGAGGAACATTTTATCCATGGATAAAAGTTCTTCAATATCCACACCCTCAACTGTCTTTTCTAACAACTTAGAGACAATATCTACGTTCGCACCTTTTGAACTCAGTATTTTCTGCTCATCAAGGAAGGTCAACGGCTTTAACTCTATACCCTGGTATCCTGAATAAAACTTACCTTTGGAGGGTAGATTTGTAATGGTTACGGGCTCGTTCTGATAATCTTTAAACAACGCATCCAAAGCGTCATCCCTAGCATCTCCCGAGCTTTCTTTTATTTTCCTATTCTGACTCATAAATTACCTCGCATGTAACAATTACTATTATAGTATATGCGAATAGTAGTAGGTAATTTAACGTCCACGTTAGAAACCGACAATCCAAAGATAATTTCGGCACTAAAAGAGAAGTACTCTTTCCCTGTCCCTGGGCACGAGTACTCACAAGCTTACAAAAAGAGGCGTTGGGATGGTAAGAAGCGATACTTTGGAGCTAATGGAAAGTTTAAGACTGGCCTTCTTAACCGCATCGTAGCCGACCTGAAAGAAATAGGAGCAACAGATATTGAGTGGGAAAACAGACTCGAAGAGCAAGAGCCTTATATTCCCTCGGTCGGTAATTTTGAATACCGTGAATATCAAGAGAAAGCAATATATCAATGCCTTAAAAAACGCAGGGCTATTGTAGACAGTCCTACGGGATCCGGTAAGACCCTTATTATGGCTGGGTGTATTGCTTCGTTACAACACGATCAAGATATCACAGCCGTCGTCCTATTTCGTGAGAAAGGGATTCTAAACCAAACCTATGAGTTCTTTAAAAAGTGTGGTATTCGAGATCTAGGGTACAATTCAGGTGAGGGTTACGTTCCTGGTAAGGTGATGTTATCCACAGTTCAAAGTATCGAGCGTATAATTGACACGCACTTGCATGAGACTGAGTTGCTTATGGTTGATGAAGCCCATCAGTTTTGTAGAGGTGAGACCACGATAGCAGCCATTGAGAGCTTCCCTAACGCCTCCTACAGGCTTGCATTTACTGCTACCCCTCCAAGGGAGAAGGCAAAAGATATCAACGCTAGGATGGTTCTAGAGGGCTCCTTCGGGGCTGTCTACACGACTCGCACAGCAGAAGACCTTATCAAAGACGGTGCTCTTGCTAGACCAATCATTCAGGTAGTGGATAACACTCCTGAATCATCTGTGAAAGACGGATTATCTTATCTTGATATTTACGACCAATACGTAGTAAACTGTGACAGGCGTAACGACAAGATTAAGACAATTGTATCAAAGATATATCAGTCTAACCCTAAAGCAAAGATCTTAATTCTTGTAAAGAACTTGCAGCACATTGAGAACTTACAAGAAAGGGTTGATAATTGTTACACTATCGAGGGTAAGGATGATATCGATAGTAGATACGATATCATCAACAAGTTTGTAAAGGACGATAAGGCCGCTACAATCATTGGCACTAACGTCATGCAAACTGGTATTAGCATTGATGAGATCACTCATATGATCAACGCTAGGGGTTTATCAGGTGAGGTTCCCACACTACAGGGATTAGGTAGAGGTATTCGTAAAGCAGACGGTAAAGATAAGATGTATTTCTATGACTTCTATGATCGCATACCTTATCTGGAAAACCACTCAAAGCAAAGGATACAACACTATAAAAGACTAAAGTTCGAGGTACACAATGTCCGATTCTGAGATTATTACGAAAGAAGCACAAGTTGATACAATCAACAAGGTTACGAAAGATCAGCAAAACATGATCGATAGCTGTATTGATGTTCTTAAAACCGTCAAAGATGAGAAGAAGATAAACGAGAACACCCTTAGGAATCTGACGAGCGTGATGAGAGAATTAGATTCTCTTCGTGAATTGTTCTACACTCGCCTGTTCAACTCACTTAAGCGTGGTGATATGCTTTTAGGCTAGGAAGCAGTTGGGATTACCCGAGCTACGATACTATCAAGTAGGAAGTTTTCACCACTAGAATTAGCACTATGCTGAACGTTGAAGTCTAAAGCATTGTCCGAACTTTCAGTTGCGGAAGATTCCTCATACATGAATCCCTCTCGGTGAAGAGAACTCCACCCTCCGTGTCCAGCCGCTGAGTTGAAACCTCCACCCTCTACAAAGTTTGCTGTTATAAACTGCTTATTAGTCCCCATCCTAGTAATCTTTATATTGATCTCATAGGCATAGTGAACGCTTGCAGTTCCTTGGCTTATCTGAGAGTTTAGAACAGTGGTCCCTCCAAAGTCAACAGTCAT